ATTTTACAGCCCGCGCGGGCTGTGGCGCGTCCTGGCGAAAGCGGTGTGGTGGGCGCGTGCCGAGCACGGCAACTTCGACCTGCGGCAGCGCGCCGCGGCGTCCGGCGACGCCGAGGCATGGCTGAAGTTGAACCGGGACCGGCGTCAGGACTCCCGGCCGCGCTGGTTCGGCCTGATCGCCGCCGTGGTCGCCCTGACCGTGGTCGCGCTGCTGGCCTACTTCATGGCACCGGCCTGGGCGAAGGCCGCCGTGGTCGTGGTGCTGCTCATGGTCATGGCCAGAGTGGGCAGGCCCGTGGACAAGCCCATCATCAAGTCGGCGTTCAACGCCGCCCGCTACGTGCGCCTTACCGCCGAGCTCACCCGCAAATCCTTGATGACGTGCATGCCGGCCATCAAGGACGCTGCCTCGATCCGCTTCAACCGGGAGATCTACCGCGACGGGCCCGGCTACACCGCCGAGATGAGCCTGCCAGACGGCATCATCGCCACCGACGTCATCGACCGGCGGGACTATCTCGCCGCCGGCTTCCAGCTCCCCGTTGCGCAGGTGTGGCCGGAGCCGGTCAAGGGCGCGCACCCGGGCGTGCTGGCGATCTGGGTCGGTGACCGGCCCGTGGACCGGATGCGTGCGCCGAAGTCACCGCTACTGACCTGCGGGAAGCTCGACTACTTCGGGCAGCTTCCCTGGGGGCATGACGTGCGGATGCGCCCGCTCCCGTGGCGACTGGCCGGCCGCAACAGCCTGTTCGGCGGCATGCCGGAGACCGGCAAGACGGTGGCCGCCCGCAACGTCGGCTTGGCTGCCTCGTTCGATCCGCTGGTCCGGTTCGCGATCAGCGAGTTGAAAGGGTCCGGCGACTACGACCCGCTCGAGCCGCTGTGCACCGACGGGCTCTACATCTCCGGCGCCGACGACGCGAGCAAGGTTCAGACGCTGGAAATTCTGCGCTGGATCGATGACGACTGCGACAGGCGTGGCTCGCGGATCAAGATCTGGGCAAAGAAGGGACTCAACAACGAGAACTCGCTGAACCGGGCGATCGCCGAGGCTGACGAGTCTCTGTTTCCGCTCCTGGGCATATTCGACGAGATCCAGGAGTTGATCACCGATCCCGAGCACGGCAAAGAGGCGAAGTCACTCTTTACCGGCATCGTGAAGAAGGGCCGCTTCGCGGGCATCCACCTGATCTTCGGAACGCAACGCATCGACAAGGAGTCCGTGCCGCGCGGCATCTCCTCCAACGTCAGCAACCGGCTGTGCCTCGGGGTCACCTCGCACGTGGAGACCGACCTGGTGCTCGGCACGGGCGCGTACAAGCGCGGCGCAAGGCCGACCGCGTTCGTGCCGCCGGCCGACGGCGACAACCCGTGGGCGGGTTGGGGTTACCTGGCGGGCCGCGACCAGCCGGTGCAGCCCGACTACATCGATGTGCCGACGGCCCGCGCCGTCGTGGCGAGGGCGCGAACGTTGCGCGGCGACGTTGCACCGCTGGACCTGCGCCACGACCCGGACCGGGACGTCCTCGCCGACGTAGTGAAGGTATTCGCCCACACCGGCCGGCCGGGGCTGCAGTGGCAGAAGCTGGCGGAGCTGCTGGCCGCGCAGATGCCGGCGCTGTATGCCGGGGTGACCGCGGAGACAGTCAGCGCGATGGTGCGGGCGGAGGAGGTGCCGAGCGTGGACGTGAAGACGGACGGCACGACGTTGAAGGGGTGCCGTCGCAGCGATGTGGAGGCGGTTCAGCAGAGGCGGGCGATCAGTGGGTAGCGGTAGCGCCCTGCGCCTGTCTCCGGAGCGCGCCCAGGGCCGTTTTCCCCGCTCCGCAGGTGCCCGCAGATGCCGCTACCTTTGCACGTTTCCGCAGGTAGATGCAGGTAGCGGGCGGGTAGCGTTGCCGCTACCCGCTACCGGTCGCGCTACCGCCGCGAAGTGGTCGCGATGAGCCCTGAGGGATGGATGATCGTCATCCTGGCGGCACTGCTATGGGCGGCCGGTTATGCGTTCGCGTGCTGGTTCTGGCCATTCGCCGCCTGCCCGAAATGCCGAGGCATGGGAAGCCACGCGTCGCCGTCGGGTAAGTACTCGCGGACGTGCCGCCGGTGCAAGGGCATCGGCCGGCGGGAGCGGACCGGGCTGCGGGTGTGGAAGTTCATCTTCGGCCGGTGACACGACGAAAGCGCCCCACCCCTCCGAAGAGGGGGTGGGGCGCTTCGCTGCAACCTCCCGCTGAGGAGGTTGTGAATCCGTGGCCGCTGCGTCACGGTGCCGGCGAGCCCACGCCCGGAATTCCGGGGGAACTCGACTCTTGCTGAGGCTACACCTGCCGGTCACCGACCGCGCTGACCGGCGCGACGACCTGTGTCCGCACGAACGCCGCGGCGATGGCGCCGACGAACGACATGATCACGGCCTGGTTCTCGGCCGACACGTGCAGCCCGAAGCCGATGGCCAGCGCGAGCAGCGCCTGGGCGACGCCGAGCAGCCCGGCGACCTGCCCGTCACGGCGGACCCAGACGGCGACGATCAGCGCCGCGATGGCGGTGGCGGCCGCGTTGACGACGGCCTGCTGGTCGTCGCTGAGGTGGAAGACGAACGCGGAAGCCAGCCGGACAGCGGTGGCGACGAGGGTGAGATAGAGCGCCGGGTCACGGCTGAACTTGAACGACATGACTCCTCCGAACGCGTGTTCTAATCGGTTGATGGAGCAGATCGACCTGGCCGCGGTGCATTCGGCCGTGCGGCAGTGGTGGCGCAGCGGCGACCTGTGGGACGAACGCGCCGCGAAGATCCTGGTCGGCGAGATCACCGACGGGCGCTGGTACGTACGGCGCTACGGCGGCGGCCCGGAGCAGGTCATCGCGTACGCCGGGCCGGCCGCCGAGCACTACGCCCGGGCCACGGCCAGGCGGTGGATGCGGACCGTCGGCGGGACGTGGGTCGAGGCCTAGTCCCTGCGATGCTGGACGCGCCACAGAATCACCACGCGCCACCAGACGCAGACCGCGACCAATGACCAGGCGACGAAGCGGACCGCGTTGCGGTGCGGCCAGTCGGTACCCCAGATGATCGCCGCCACGGCCAGCGCCGACACGACCAGGATCACCGACATCAGCGCCATCACGTTGCGGCCCACAGATGTGACACGCCATGCCCCGCGCGTCCGCCACGCGTAGAGGGCCACGAACGTGAGCGCCCCTGCGAACGTGGCAATGACGGCGGCGTTGGCCCAGACCGAGCCTGGATCGTGGGAGGTCACCACCACTTACCCCCGGAATGTTTCCGCGATCAGCTGTGCGAAATGGTTCACCGTGCCATGGCGGCGGGACCGCTCACTGACATCCCGGACCTCCCTGGAACGCGCCCGGTCCCGCTCGAGCGCTGCCTCCGCGTGACGGCGCGCCCGAACGGCGTCGGCGACATCGTCGGGCAGTGGTGGTGGCTGGCGCTTGACGCTCCATGGCCATCTCATCGGCGCCGCTCCTGGGATGCTTGCCGCAGTCCTTCGATGAGCGCGTTCGTCGTTCGGGCAGCGTCGAGCAGTTGCGAAACCTGCTGCGAGAGAAGATCGTTGCGGGTGTCCTGGGCCTGCGCGGCTGCCCGCCACTCGTCGCCCCGGACGCGCTCCTCCGCTAGCCGGGCGTCCCGGTCGGCGCGGACGTCCTCCAGGGAGCGGCGGGGCACGATCCGGCCGGTGAGGATGCCGATGACGGCAAGGATGAGGACAGCGACCGCACCACCCTGAACGACCACCGCGCCAGGGATGCCGAACAGGTCCACCCCGGTGTTACGCGGTCTTGGCCGGCGGTGGGACGAGCGCGGCCTTGATGTCGGTCAAGTCCGTCTGGATGCGCTGCAGGTTGACCCAGAGCAGCGACCGGTCGGCGCCGGGCTCGGCTGGATAGCAGGAATTCAGCACCCCGTCCCCGACCGGGGAATGCTGGCCGCCGCCGGCGGCGAAGGCCACAGTCTGGGTCAGCTTGTCCAGCAGGGCGGTGATGTCCTCGAGGTCCTCCCTGGCGCGTTGATCGAGTCGCTGCTCCAGGTAGGCCTTGTCGGCTGCGGTCCATGCCACGGGGATGTCCTCCAGATGCCATGAGGCCGTGCTGGCCTCGAGCGAGGTGGTGTACGAGGCGGAGAAGTGGGCATGCTCGGTGTGCGGCGACGCTCCGGTGTACGTCTTCTGGACCCAGCCGGAGCTCGCCGACCAGATCCGCCGGTTGTAGATGACGTAACGCAGGCGTTTCTCGGCGCCGGACCGGCAGCGCGCGAGCAGGAACTGGACGACCTTCTCCATGGTCAGGTCGGACTCGTTCAGCGTGTCGTCGACGTCGATCGCGTGGACCTCGTTGATGTGGTCCGCGTCGTGGATCGGCACCTTGCCGACCTCGTCGGCGTTGTGGTCCGAGACCTCGTCCTGGTGCACCGTGTCGCCGATCGAGCCGTCCGACGCGTGATCGCGGGACGGGGCAATCTTGTCGAACTCGGCGAACAGAACCTTCAGGCAGGGGATCAGAATCCAGTCCGCCATGCTCGCCTCCTAGACGGTCTCGTAGGTGAACGTGAAGCTCATGTAGTCGTTGGCCGCCCAGGTCCACGGCTGGACGCCGGCTACCTGGTTCGTGTTGGCCAGCATCGAGAACGTGCTGGCGGAGTTGACCAGGAACACCGTCCCGCTCGCTGCGGCCGGGCCGCTCGAGTCGAACAGGTAGACGCCGCCGGTGCCGATGTTCCCGGCGGAGATGTTCGCGTTGGAGGTGAACGGCAGCGTGATGGAGTACGCGCCGGACCCTGCGCTGACGCCGGAGGTGCCGAACTTGACCACCCCGCGGACGTCGCACCAGTTGCCGTTGCGCAGCGTGTACCGGGCCGACGCGACGTTGCTGGTGCCGAGCGTCGGATTGGTCGTGCTCGCGGTGACGGCCGGCGTGTACGTGCCGGTGAGCATCTGCCCCAGGTAGACCCACGCCGCAGCGGAGGCGTTCCAGCTCATGTACCGCTCGGTGTCGGTTTCCCAGATCGCCATGCCGTCCGGCGGCGACGACGGGCGAGTGCCCGACGTGCACGGCACGATCGACTGCTGCAACAGCGGGTTGAAATACGTGCTCGCGCCGGGGACATCGCCGGTGACCAGCAGGCTGTACATCAGGCTCCCTCGTACGTCTCGTCACCGGTGCGGCAGGCCCAGTGCAGCTCCACCGCGACGCCCTGGTAGTCCTGGCCGGCCCGGCACGCCGCCCGGGCCGTAGGGTCGGCGCCGGGCCCGAGAACGAGCACCGCGACCCTGTCGCCCTGGGCCAGCGGCACGCCGCACGCCGGGCACGGCACGCCGATCTCCGACTCGCTCACCACCGACGGGGCAGCCGCTGGAACTGGAGCGGGCGGCGCGGTGTAGCCGCTGATCTCGGTGACGTGGATGAGCGTTCCCATGCCGTCGACCCGGGCGAAGAGCACGTCGTTGTCGTCCGGGAGCCCGGCCATCGCCGAGCGCATGTTGTAGCCCTCGCAGCGCGGGTCGGCGGCAATCCGGCTCCGCCAGGACGCGCCCTCGTGTAGCCGCTCGTACCAGTCGACGACCTCGGCGGGCAGGCCACCGATGTCCCGGGCATCCGGCCGCAGGGTAACGGCCTGGCCCGCGTACGGGCTGGGATCGCGCATGCAGCGGCCTGCCTCTCGGTCGTAAGCTGATCGGGTTGCTGAGCCGGGCATGCCGGAGCTGGCCTATCGGTGAGCCGCTGACTCGTTAGGCGGCAAGAGCGGGAAAGCGCGCCGGGTCTGACGAGCCCCAACGTGAGCCCCCTGCCCGAGGGTTCGAATCTCTCTCCCGGCTCAGCTTCAGTACGCGACGGCATTGAGGCCGACGCGGCCCAGGATCGGGTCACCGACCACGAAGAAGCTGTAGCGGTCGGCGCCCTGCAAGATGAACGCCGACGTCCACGCCGCGCCGTCCGACTCATGCTCGATGCCGCGAACGAAGCAGTCCCGCGCAATCGTCGACCCGCCACCGGCCGGTCGGCGCTTCGCTGTGATCCGGTCACCGAAGTCCCGGCCGAGCATCGCCGGCCAGAACGCCGCTGCCACCTCCGGCGACGGGGTGTTGAACTCCATGCGGGCGAACCGGCGCGCGGGCTGCGAATACTGGTACTTCAGCCAGTTGGCCCATTGCAGCGCCCCGTCGTCGGTCTGCATCAGAAGGTCGTCGCGGGTGTGGGATTGAGATCCGTACTGGGCGACGGAGACAGCGTCCTCGACGTGCTGCTCCGTGCCGCCGGCCATCGACGCGCCGATCGAGTTCACCAGCGTGTCGCCGGGCGTCGACTGAATCACATCCGCGTAGGGGATCTCGCCGGTCGCCGCGTATCCGCCGTCGCCGAACGTCGCCTGCGACGTGTTCGACCGGGCATCGTCGAGTAGCGCCTGCCGGTTGCGGAACACCGCCCGGCCCTGCGAATCCAGGTAGAACTCGCCCTGCTCGGTGTCTTGCACCAGCTGCAACTCAGTCAGCGCCGGACCCGCGAGGGTGGTCGCCTGCAAGGTTGTGTCACCGGTCGCGACGACCCGGTCCGCTGCCGGCCACGAGACATCGTCGAGGATCCGGGTAACCCGGGCGCCGGAGTCCTCCCCTGCCCCGACCGGGGCGACCGCATCCCGGTTGACCCGGTTGAGCAGCACGGTCCCGTCAGTGGCCGGCAAGGTGGTGTAGGTCCACGAGTTGCCCTGATAATCCGGGATCCAGTCGTTCGCGTACCCGTAGAAGATCGGGTAGGTGACGCCCGACCAGACCGCGCGGATCCGGACACGGCGCATCGGCACCAGCTGGGTCACGCCGGCGACCACGTACGGCCCGGACAGGTTTTCCGGGTCGAAGCGGCGGTCGCCGTCGTTGAACTCGATGCTTGCGGTTCCCGGGTCGAAGCGCAGCGTCGGATCGTCACCCTTGCCGGCACCCCGCTTTACCGACCACTTCCGGACGTACGCAGTGACGTCCGTCCAGATATCCGGGTCGCCGATCGGCACGTTGCCGACCTGGCCGAGCGTCGGATGCCCGACGGTGAACACGTTCGACGTGCCGGCCGAGGTGAAGCCGACATCGACGTGGATCTCGGGGAGGCTCATAGAACCTTCGTCCCGTTCTGCAGGATCAACGCGCCGCCCGCGTTCAAGTAGGAGCGCAGGCCCTGCGCGATCTGCCGGCCGTGCTCGACCGGGTTCGCGCCGGCGGCGAGCGGCACCGTCAGGTTGATGACAGCGCCCCCGCCACCCCCGCCACCGCCGCCGGTCTGCCACATCGGGGTGACCCGTTCGGGCTGGTAGTTCTCGCCGAAGCTGTAGGTACGGCCGGACGCGCCGACGCCGAAGATCGGCTCGCGGATGGTGCCGCCGCCGGACATGCCGATCCGCGGTCCGACGGGGCCGCCCTGGTTGTAGTGCGCGATGTGCGCGAAGTCGGTCAGCCTGCGGGTGCTTGCGCCGAGGTGCACGCCACGCGACCCGGACGACTCGAAGGTGAGTCCGCCGGCCATGCCCATCATGTGCCCGGTGGTCGACGACGCGGGGGATTCCCCCGGGTTGGACCAGGCTGCGGTGAGCGGCCCGCCGATGCCGGGTTTGGGGAACCAGCCGCCGGGCAGGCTGGCAGTCGAGAAGGTGTGACTGTAGGGGTTCCGGCCGTGCAGCAGGTTGTAGACCGCCGACACGATGCCGGAACAGTCGTAGCCGCCCGGCCCTGCCGACGCCCACACGTACGGTTTGCCGTCCTGCGCGTGCAGGAACGGGCCGGCCTGACCCCCAACTTTCGACTCCACCTCGGCCCGCGACGGGATCCGGGTGTGCGCCGCGGTGGTGGGGAAGGGCCATACCCGGCCGCCGCCGGCGAGCCCCAAAGGAAGGTCACCCAGCTCGCCCAGCCGCCCGGTGGCGAACCCCTCGAGGACTTCGCGGGGCACCTGCCGATGCTGGATCGCGCTCATGACCTGCGGGCCGTAGTACTTGACGGAGTCGACCGGATGCACCCACTCGTTGGCGGTAAGCCACGCCGGGATGTTGTCGGCACGCGGATGCGGCGACCAGCCAGCGACCTGCCCGCCGGTGGCGTAATACTTGCCGTCCGGGCCCTTGATCGGCCCGTTGAACCCGGCCGGGATCTTCCCGCTCTTGAGCGCCTGCTGATAGACGGAGAGCCGGTTCAGCAAGCCCGCCGCGGCCGAGTAGCCGGTGACTGAGACGTTCGCCCGGTACGGACCAGCGAAGTGGTTGGCGGCGGTGTACGCGTCGTTGAGCTGCTTCTTCGACGTCGTCGCGCCAGGCGCGGACGCCTTCGCCTCGTACTTGCCGTCGTACTGATCGGCGGCCTTCTTGGCGTCCTTGAACTGGCCCTCGAGGTTGTGGATCTCAGTCTTGGTGAGGCCCGCCTTCTTCAGGGTGTCGACCAGGGCCGGTGACAGCTTCCCGTTGAAGGAGCTCGAAACGCCCCCGACCGCGCCCTGCAGCCCGATCGCCGCGAGCGCCAGATCGCGGTCGGCCGCCTTGGCCTCCTTGCTCTTGGCGCCGTGGTCCTTGACCGCCTTCGAGTAGTTCTTCTGTGCGGCGGTCAACTCGTCCTCGGCCTTGATCAGCCCGAACACCGGGTCGGTCTCCGCCTTCATGAAGGCGGACAGCTGACTCAGGGCGTCGCGCTGGCCCTTGGTCGCACCGGTGGCGGCCTGAGCCGCGGTCGTGTACTTCTTCGTCTCGGCGGTGGCCGGGGCGGTGGCGGCCGCCAGCTGGCTCATGCCGTCGGCGGAGGCCTTCGTCGCAACAGCAGCGTTCGCCGAGGCCGACGCGTATTGAGGCAGCCCCTTCTTGAGGTCATCGACGCTGATGCCGGCCTTCTTGCCCTCCTCGGCCAGCTTGTTGAAGATCTCCGCAGCCTGCGCGCCCTGCCCGGCCTGCACCATCGCCGTCAGGGATTGGTCGACCTGGTCGAGGCGCTGCTTGGCGTGCTGGAGCGACTCGTCCATGACGCCGCCCAAGCCGGAGATGTTCTCCGCGGTGCCGGCCAGGCTGTTGCCGAACTTCGTCCAGAAACCTGAGCCGAGAGTGCCCAGGTCGTAGGAGAGGCGGCTGAAGTCCTTGCCGAAAATCCGGGCCGCTTCCCCTGCCTGCGTGCCGTTTTTCGACCAGTCAGTGAGCGCCTGCCCGAACGCATCCGTGTTCGCGGTGACATCGCTCCCGAACGCCGAATTGATCGACGCCCCGGCGATCTCCAGCCCGGCGAATATCGCACCGGCCTTGCCGGCTATGGCCGTTGCTTTACCCAGGCCCGCAGCTGCCTTCGCTCCTGCAGGCCCCATGGCTTCAAGTTGCAGCGCCGCCTCGGTCAGGCCTTTCCGCAGCTTGACGAAGCCTGCCAGCGCGACCAGCGCCACGCCGCCGACGGCTGCGAGAACGGTCGCCGTGCCGCCGACGGCAGACGGCATGTTCAAGAACTGGCCAACCATGGCGTCCAGCGACTTCGTCAGCACCCGCAGGCCGCCGTTCGCGCCCGACCCCGACTTGATCGCCAGGGTCTCGACCGAGCCCTTCAGGCGTTCGATGTCGCCGGACAGGTTGTTGGTCAGGTCGGCGGCGGTCTTCGACGCGTACCCGGCGTCGTTGGTCTTGTTGATCCAGTCCTGGATCCCGGCGCCGCCCTGCTTGTAGAGGACGTTCGCGCCGCGGATCGCGTCGGTGCCGAAGATCATCGCCAGGGTGGAGTCACGCTGGGCCTGGGTCAGGCCGCCGAGCTTGTCGTGCAGCTGCTGGGCAAGGTTGGTGATGCCGACGAACTTGCCCTGAGTGTCGTAGGCGGAGATGCCGAGGTTTTCCATCGCCACTTTGGTCTTGTCCGCCGGATTCGCCAGCGACAACAGCATCGTCTTGAAGCTGGTACCGGCGTCGGAGCCGATCAGGCCTGCGCTGGCGAACGCCGCCAGCGTGCCGGTCGTGTCCTCGACGGACAGCCCGAACTGGCTCGCGACCAGGCCAGACTGCGACAGGGCGTAGCCCATGTCGTGCACGGACCCCTGCGCCTTGCCCGCGGCAGCGGCGAGCAGGTCCGCGACGTGCGGGATGTCCTTGCCCTTCAGGCCGAACTGCGTCATCGCGCTGGCCGCCGTCTCGGCCGCCTCGCCCACGTCGATCTGGCCGGCGGCGGCAAGGTTGAGCGCGCCCTTGAGCCCGCCGTTGAGCACGTCAGCCGTCGACACGCCCGCCTTGCTGAGCTCGGTGATGCCCTGCGCGGCCTGAGTCGCCGAATACTGGGTGTCCTTGCCCGCCTGCAGCGCCGCCTGACGCAGGGCGGAGATGTCCTTCGCGCTGGCGTGGGTGGCGGCCTGGACGCCCGACATGGCCTTGTCGAAATCGGCGGCGGCCTTGATCGCGTACCCGGCCATCCCGGCCAGGGCGATACCGGCGACGCCCGCCGTGTTGGCGATCTTGTCGAGGTGGCCGCCCTTGGCGCTCTGGTCGAGCTTTCCCGCGAAGTCCTTGGTCGCCGCGCCGGCCCGCTGAAGGCTGGACATGTACTGCGAGACGTCGGCGGTGAGCTTGACCCCTACGGTGCGCAGCGCCATGGCTCACCTCTTCCGGATCGTGGTGCCGAAGAGGCGGGCCTCGGCGTAGCGGAGCGGCTTCTTGCCGTCGTCGGTCAGGCCGTTGACGGTCTCGGCGATCGCACGGGTAGCGCGGCACGTGGACTGGTTGACCTCGAAGTCCGGCGATCCCGGGGCAGCCTCGTCGGACGTGCACACGTCAAGCGGCCGGCCGCACTTCGGGCACAGACCCTCGCGGTAGAGCGCCAGCGCGATCAGCTCAGCCCGGTCCTGCTCGGTCCAGAGCGGCTCCCGGGTCGTCACCGACCGGACCAGGCGGCCCCGCTCGTACTCGTACTCGGTGACCTCAGCCGGTTCGCGACCGTCGAACTGCGACGGCGGGATACCCAGCCGCTCGGCGGCCTCTACTCGGCGGCGGAAGCCTGCATCAGCTCGGATGCGGCTGACGAGAAAGGGATGTCCACGTCCCCCCGGTTGAGGAACCAGGCGCAGGCGGCCAGGTCCTCGAACTGGTTCTCGGTGAGCGTGTCCAGCAGATGCGTCCAGGTCTCGTCGTCGAGTTCGGGGTCGACGACGCACATGCGGGTGAGCGGCTCGAAGCCGGTCTCGGTGTTGAACCCGAAGACGGCGTCCCGCTTGTCGGGCTCACCGTCTTCGATGCGGATCGGGTGGTCGGCTTTGAACGCCCGGAAGCGCGGGCTGGGCAGGGCGCGCAGCCGGAACGTGTAGACGCTCTCCTGCATCTCGGCTTCGAGGGCCTGGATGCGTTCGGCGATCTCGCCGGAGCCGTCGCCCGCGAGGCTGTTGCCCGGCGCTTTCTTGGCGCGTTCCAGATCGCGTTCGGCCTGCTGGTGCTCGGCGACCAGGTCGCCGCGGAGGCAGATCTCGACGGTGCGCTCCGGCAGCTTCGCCTCGGCCAGCATCGCCTTGAAGTCCTTCAGGG